CTTACCTGATAACATGGACGTTAGTACGAAACGAGAGGCGCGCGAAGAACTGCGAGTTCCAATTAAGGACTCTAGCGAGCTTATTCGTGGCACTGAGGGGGTAGCCCCTCCTACGGGATTAAACCACCCGTTGGAAGAAGCTATTCACTCCCCCACCGGGGACTCCAAGGTGGAGTCCCCTACAGGGGAGGTCCGGCTTTCGCCGGACGACCATGCACGACACCTAGTCAGTGCCGTGCATGATGCGTATGGTTACAGGAATGAGGGCTGGAGGAATGCTGTTCAGCGCCTCACCGCTCATTTCTGTTTTCTGAACCAGGTAGCTCCGCTTGAGAAGGTACTCAAGTGGTTCTATGGTTCAGGCCTTGGATTGGTCACCGGTCAACCATTACCGGTGGCTCCGCATGATCCTGAGTTACACCTTAAGACACCGAGACAGATTTTGAAGTCCGTCTTGGGTCCTGGTCCGTTCACGAAACACCTAACTAACATCATTTTCAAAGCTAGAGATAACTTTGAAAATGGTAGTCAGCGTAGACGTTTCGAGGCACTGACCGTTGGACAAAGTCTGCTCCTCCTTAAAAAGGGGAGTCCGCTGATGTCTTCTCCTCTCAAGGAGGAAACTCGGATCAAGCACGCCAAGGCCCTACAAGATCGCCAGAAGGGTCTCCATTCCCGTCTGCGCGATGTTCCAATTCAAGAAGACATTCTTCTCGACGATGAGATTGTGAAGGAAATCACATCCACCGTAGAAGAGTTGTTCTCAGGCGAAGCCTTCTCTTTTGGAGAAGGATTATCTCCATTTCCCTCAACCTCTGGACACTTTGATGCGTCACGTGGTGTAGGCGGCGCCGCCGGCATAATTGCCGAGTGGTGGAACGATTGTGCCTACTCTCCGGAAGGAGAGGGCCTCTCGCTCCGCTACAAGCGGGAACCGATTCACGACTTCGATATTCCTTTAGTGGAACCTCGAGCGGGTGACGATACGGTGCATCTTGTGCACTATCGTGGGCAAATGGATAGGTTCTGCGAGAAGATCAAGTCCGAACTCTGTAAGGAGCTCGAACTTGGTACTCCCGCAGTCCCCATCCAGATTCCCGAACCGCTCAAGTATCGAACTGTGACTGCAGGTCCGAAGGTACTGTACTGGCTCTGTATTGAGTTTCAGCAGTTTATGTGGGGGACGTTGAAGAAACATCCGACTTTCTCCTTGATTGGGCGTCCTATCGACGAAGAGACTGTGAGCTCACTTCTGCCTCGTTTTGCATCAGATGACGATTTATACCTTTCGGGAGATTACTCTGGCGCGACAGACAACCTAAGGAAGTGCTTTTCGGAGCACGCCCTTAGAGAAATCTGTCGGGTCACGAATACCCCTGTCTGGTATACCGCCATCTTGATGGAGGCTTTGGTGAACCACCGTCTCTTCGCCGAGCGTCCTGACTTCTCAAATCCCTTCTGGTTGACCGATACTCCTAATTTCTTTCAGGAGAACGGTCAGCTGATGGGATCCCCGCTATCTTTTCCTGTCCTTTGCGTCTTGAACGCGGTCGCCCA